TCTGCCAATACGTTACTTGTTAGTATTAATAATAATACTAACCACTTCATTTTAATATTAATTTAACAATTGATTTTTCACCCATGTAAATCTCTGTCTCTGCTTTAGATTTTATACATTGGTAGTCTATACGACTTGTACCTGATCTCATTGCAATACGTTTAGCTTTTAAACAAGTAGACATAGAGTCCTGTATTCTGTGCTCCTTAATTTCTCCTGAGACGATCATTAAAAGGGCTACAACAATCTCTGTCATCAGTGATCTCCGTTACCGTTTTTTCTAACTTTATCTTTTAATTTCTCAACATCAATTAAAGCTTTTTCTAATTGTTTGTTTAGAAATTGTATGTTAACTTTGTTGGTCATATTTTGTTCTTGAGTTATCTCTAATTTTTCTGTTGACTTATATAAATCTTCTATCAACATAAACTGTTCCTGATCGGTCGGTAACTGCTCGCTTTTTTTGAGTAGATCAGCTTGAAACAATTCTCTTGATGTCTCTAAACTTGTTAATCTAGATGTGACTTCTGTATATGCAAAGACACCCATGGCTACACCAGCAATAATTGCCAGCATATTTTTCATTGGCATGCTTATTGATGTATTTTCGTTTATCTTCATTTTTTGTGAATTGGTTTAGTGTCTAAAAGTTCTTTGTCTTGTTTGTCTAATTCTTTTGTCATTTCTTTTTCTGCTTTTGCATCAGCTTTTTTTCTATCTTTCATACGTTTAACATATGTTTTATAGTCTGGTCTTTCGTGTCCGTATTTAGACCACAACTGCATAGCATCCTTACCTATTTTGCCATCGATTGGGCAGACAGTTCCTGCAGAAATCATGCTCTCAAATACGCGTTCGTCCTGGCAAAGGATAGCCACGGCTGCTACACGCATCCCAAAGTCATTTAGTATTCTTGCTAATTTTAATCGCTCACAGTTTTCATCAATAAAATGTTTTCCGCCACTGATACCTACACCAAATGTTTGCACACCAATTGATGCACCTGTACTACAAACATCTTGTGTCATAGAATTATATGATGGTGCTGACGCTGTGGGTGGTGCTGATTTAATGTTACTATTTGATGTTGAATTACTTGTTGTGTTAGAAGATGATCCGGTAGCGTAAGTTGTAGCTCCCCCTGTATACCCACCTTCAATACTTGTGTTGGACCCACTAATATTAGTTTGCGATTCTGCTGGATACGCAGGTTCTGCAAAAAATACTAACAATGAAAAGCCAATTACTAACCAGCCTGTAAACCAGTAGTTCATCCTGCAATCCTCCATTACTTTGCCTCTCTACAACTCGGGCAAGTTTTTTTAAAACTATCCGGATGTTTGTCACAAACAACTTTTATGTCTAGTTTCAAAACATCTTCATACATTGCTAAATGCTCATCTTTGCATTTGCAGAATTTACCAAAAATTTTTTCAATTAACCATTTAATCATGTTTCTTTTCCTCAATTTCATAGAAGAACTTATCAGTATCTTCTGTTTGCCATGCACCGGAGTCTTCTACAGTCCATTCGTTTGTCTGTACTTTCCAGTCAGGAATATTGTCCTTAACTGTAAAAGAAGGTAGATCCCAGATTATTCTGTTATTAGGTTGTGCTGCATAATTACCATCATTTAAGGCTATTATGTGAGCGCACTTATGTTCGTGCGGTATTTCGGAATGTTCCGTGTCTAGTATATTACTATCTGGATGTGCAAAGTCAATGGTAAATAGATAATTACCATGGTGCCATTTCTTATCTTTACCTATGTATTTACCGTGTTGACCACTTAAAATATCATATAAAGTAACAGCAGGAAAATAACTAAAACTATTCCAAAGCTGAAGTTCATCAAGTCGTCTAGTTGGAACAGCTTCCGGTTTAAAACCACGTTGAATAAAAGCCGTAATTGGTAGGCGATAAAATATTGCGCCGTTTTCCATGATAGCATGCCATAGTATAGCACGACCAGACATGCACGATATGCCAAAGACGATACAGTCTTCCACTTCTCCATGATGTTTTTTACAGTCATATAAATATTCTCTTCTTATTTGTGCGTAAGTTGGTGGTATATTTGCATTTAAGTAAGCCATAATTTATCATACAATACTACCCCAATTCTTGCCTTTTTTATAGTTAACTTTATTTTTAACCTCAAGAGGAATAGCATTCTCCATTGTTTGTTTTACTACTAATGCATCATTATCATTTTTTATCGATAGGCACAACTCATCGTGTATCTGTATCTGCGGTAAAATACCTTGCTCATACAAATCTACCATAGCTTTTTTAGTCATATCTGCTGCGCTACCTTGTATCAATCTATTTAAAGCCTTGTATGTAAATGCAGGTTTATAATATCTATCAAAATCTTGCATGTAATTATCTGCTACATTGTCTTTAAATTTCTCTAACAGTTCAGCTTTAAATGCTGTCTCTGCATCTTCTTTTGTTAATATTGGGACCGGCTCATATCTGTTAATTGTATTATTCCATTCTCTATTCCGTGTTTCCCATTTATTAAACCTACAAAATCTATCCTCTAATGTAAATAGTAATTTATGTTCTTCTGCAAACTCAATTAGATCTTGAGACAGTCTTCTAACAAATGGCACTTTAGCATGATAGGCACTAAACAATGCGTTAGCTTTTTCTCTTGTAAGATTTAATTCATTCTGTAATTTTATTTTACCCATACCATAAAAGAGTCCTAGGTTAATTGTCTTGGCCATGGTCCGTGATATGTGGGCCATGTCTGCAACGATCTGGTGAAAGTCTGCATCCTCTTTGTTAAACTCATCTTTTAATGTATCCGTTCCTGGTAAACCTAACTTCAACGCATAGTGTACAACGATTCTTGGTTCTTGCTGTGAGTAATCAAATGATCCCCATACACAATCATCCTCAGGTATAAATAGTTCTCTCATCTTTTTACCTATGATACCTCTTGAGGGAATCTGTTGTAGGTTAGGGTTGCTCATAGAAAATCTACCAGTAACCGTTCCACCTTGGTCTGATCTAATTTGATTTATGTCTGCATGTATTCTACCTTCGTGTACAAACTCTAGTAACCCTTCAACAAAAGTACCTTTAGCTTTGTCACACTCTCTTGCTTTTACAATCATACGCAGGTAACGATTTTCATGAGTCTTTAAAAAATCTTTTGGTAGCTGAGGTAAACCTGCTTTTGTTTTTTTGTACTTTGTTATTTTTTGATGATCTAATAAATTTTTAATTGAAGATGCTGCCCAAATTTCTACATCAATACCTGTACGTTTCTTAATAATTTTAATTAAATTATCTCTACGTTTTTCTAAAAGTTTTCCAAGTGTCTTAGCTTTTTCGACATCTATTTTAACTCCTTTAAACTTCATGTCAACTAGACAAGGAAATAATTTTGTTTCTAATTCAAATATTTTTCTACAACTTTTTAAATCTTTACTTCCATCTTCGTTATTTTTTGTGTACAATACTTCGTCAAGTTTTTTCTCAAACAAATTCCATAACTTTAAAGTTAAATTTACATCTTGCTCTGCATAATCTTTTACTAGTGAGTATGGTAGCTTGTGCATGTTAGACATAGGATCTTTTATTCCACACTCTGCTAATGATTTTTCTGCAAGATCGTATTTGTATTTTGATTCTTTTAAATAATCTTTACTAATTGCATCCAAAGAATATCTCATTCTTGTTTCATCAATTACAGATGCTGCAATCATAGTATCTAATAATTGTCCTTGTGGCATATGTCCAATAGCAGATCTAATCCAACATACATCGTACATTGCATTATGAAATACCTTACGTATGTCCTTGTTTTTAAACAGTTTTTCGTCGAAATATTCCCATGTATCATTGACATTTAGATTGTCTGTCATGGCATGGGCTATAGGAAAATATAAAGTTTGGTTTTTTGTAGCTATTGCAATACCTGTAACAAAACCGTCTTTTCTTACTGCACCTAATCCTTTTGATTTTAAATTTGGATCGTATGTTTCTAAATCAATTGCAATTGTATCTATGCCTGTTAAATCTAGATCTGTTAATTGTGGAACCGTACACATTATTTGTAATCCCTTTCAATAATCATTTCTATAAAATGAATAGCTTTCTCTAAGTCTTGTTTCTTTCCTTTGTCGCTATGTCTCACGATATACTTTATAGCACACCCTTCTGGATAAAGCAATTTGTTCTCTATTACAAATTTACTTGGCTGTATTTTATATTTTTGGTAGTGGTTTCCACCTATCTGTTTGTCGTATGGTTTCATCTGACTCCTAAGGTTAGTTTTTTATTTGATGTCAACGTCCAATAATCATTTATTGCTCTACTGTACGCTGTGTATTTTAATCTTAACTGAGTAAAATAATCTTCTCTCCTTGTTATAGTCTCGTCTACAATTACATTATCAAATGTTAAACCTTTTACTGTGTGTATGTTTCCATACTTAACTCTAATATCTTTATCAAAATCAAAACCTTTTTTTAAAATTTTGTTTATGTAAATTAATCTTTCTTGTGTTGTCTTTGATGGTATTCTTATTAGATCAAACTGTGTGTACTGTGTTGTTTCTGGTTTCAATAAACCTTTGTCAATCAATTGTTGTAATGTGTAATCTTGTTTTATCCATGTATCAAATATTTCTTTGTTAGATTTACCTCTAACAATAACTTTACTACCCATGTAATCCCAAAAATGTTTTATTTGTACAAGACTCATAGGGTGACCTTTTACAAAATCTGGCCATAGTTTATGGCATCTTAATTCTTTCTTAGATACAAATGCTGATTGATCTACATGTGCAAACTCTATGCCTTTTTTAATAAAAAATTCTCTGCAACGATTGTCGCTTGGTGTTCCTCTAAATGTAAATAAAAATGTTTGGTCCGTGTTTTCTATTTTATCTAGTAGTATATCAAGGTGTCCAGATCTTTCTAAATCTGGCAAATAATAGCCTTTGCCTTGTATAATTTCTCCATTACGTTTTGCCGGTGTCCATATTCTATGTGACCCATACTTATTCCATACAGGTTCTATTATACTTTTACAAAGAGTGTTAACTGCTAGGCTACATCTTTTACCTTCTTCTAATTCTTTGTATGGGTTTGCTGCTAATTTATGAAAATAATCTGCGTCAGATCCTGAGTATTCAAATAGTGTTTGATCTGCATCGCCAACTAAATAGTAATGATTTTCTTTTACATTGGTTGCCATTTTATCAATAGCTTTTCTCTGTGGTACGTTACTATCTTGACACTCATCTATGATAAGAGCATCAATGTCTGGAGCTTTTGCTTGTTCTGCAAACTCGTCAATCATATCTGCATAATCACATTTGTTATTATCTTTTTTATAATCTGTGTATATTTTGTATAGATTTTTTATTAACTCTATATTGTAGGGTTTAAATGCATCTCTATTACATTGTTTCCAATACTGATCTAAAGTTTTACCATGTCCTCTTGCCTC